AACTCCATCTAAATGAAGGCTCCCGGCTACAGATAAAAAATTAGAAAAAACACCAGAATAGTTTAACTCTTTATTTTTGGCAAGCAAAAACCTTTTATGCAAAAAAGAGCCGAACCTTTTTGATAAATCCCACCCATCCAAGAACCTGTTTTTATCAAAAAACTCTTTTTTGGTCTTTGATATTTTATCACACACGCTTTTATCTCTCTTTTTACCCAATCTATTTTTAGCTGATTCTTTTAAAGCTAATATCGAATTTGGGTGTCGCTGTGTTTTTTTATTTATTTCAGATAACTTTAGTTTGGTTTCTTCTGAATGGCGCTTACCCTGCATTGGATACCCATATTTCTCGAAAGCCTCTTTCATCTTAAGTTTAGTCTCTGATGATAGTTTTTTACCTTGATTTTTTCTTCTGATTCTATTCTTCTGATTGTCTGTTAATTTAGCGTTCTTACCACCATCTGTAGAATTTAACCCATTATTATGTGAATCATACTCTTTTATGTAAAAAATCTCTAATTCATCAATATTTTCCAACGTTGCGATACAAATAACCTCGATTTTATGATTATCAAAACCATATTTATTTATGGAACAGTAAAGTTTATACTGATCTATTTGGGCGTGTCTGTATTTTAAAATTCTAGCTAGTAGATTTGTGGTTTGCCCAATATAAATTCTCCCGGTTGGAGATGTTATTTTATAAATACACGGCACCTTGTCGTATACCTTAAGAGATGGGTCATATTTTTGGTTATATGTCATGTGGCATTATGCTTTTGGTACAAGTTTAGTGGTACGGCGTACTATGTCATTCATCTCAGCTAAGTTGAATGGATTGATACGCACTTTAGCTTTACGTTTCTGTGAATAATACTGGGTTTCAAGCTGTCCAAGCATCATAGCTTCTCCCTTTGTTGTAATTGGCATATCTATCTTACTTTGCCACCTTACCCAAGCAAGCATGGCCTCCGCCGATCTGCTATCGATAGCGTAATCCTCTTCTGTTGAATTATATCCATCTGACAGGTACTCAAGTAGCACCTGTGGATATGGGAAATCTGGATTCAATAGGATAGAATTGGCACCAACATCTACTTTATAGTAGCCTATCGGTGCGGTACCGCTATCCAACCCGTACAAATTGAAAGATGAATTGCCATTCCAGAATCCATACCAGTAAAGGTTGCTATATGGGTATGATCCAAATAAAAATGGGTTGCCAAATGCATTGATGTTTGGTACCCCGGCATTACGATTCGACTGATCGTAATATATCGCATGGTAGTTGCTCATTTGATCATTACGCTTCAGGCAAACGAATTCACCGATACCATTAACGATACCTATCTTTGAGTAGTTAAGGTACCCTACAGGGAGTTCTACTGTCTTATTTGGATTGACATCCAATAGCACAGTAAGAAACTGACCGCATATATCAAGATTGAATTCATTTTCCAGACCGCGCACGGCAATATTATAGCACCTAGCGAACTCATGATCACTTTTATCTGCGCTATTCAGATACTGGGCAACTATTTTGGTTAATGTAGTTAACATGATTAATCTTCTGGTACGGCATCATTAATTAGATCCGGTTTCTTATGTGCTGTCAATTCAAGTCTTTGTATCACCCGGGAAGATAACTCCCCTTCAAAATTCTTTGGCAATAGTAATGTCTGATCTAGCAGATACCCATCTGGCATAGCACCTATCAGGTTTATATTCACAGCCGGGAAGTCAAACATGGTAGGGTTATTGAATACAATATTTCCATCCTCGATATAATAAAGCACCTTACCCTTTATCGGTGGTAATAGATCCTGTGAGAACTTACTACGATTTGGTATAGGTATTATCTGTATCTTCCTACCACCTACAGGCCACACTTTCTGTATTTCCTGATTAGACGGCAACGCGGTTGGTATTGACGGTAGTGGAATGAATTTTGTAAGCAATACGCTATCTGTCTGTATCGCGATATTCTTGAATGTAGCAATGAAAGTATCATTAGAATAAAAGGTTTCTCCGGCTTGTCTATTCTGACCAGCATTGACTCCGGCAAAATAAGCAAGCTCTTCGCTAATTAATTGAGCGACGTGACGCAAGCTGAAGTTACTCTCCTGCGCCCTGATACCACGATAATAAGTTGTGAGTATCTTTTCTGCCTGTGTCCTATATGTCGTTATCATTATTGCTGTGTTTTAGCTTGGTTAATGGCAAATTGTTCCAACTCAGCATCCCTGAAATTAACTCCAAGATCCTGGAGGACCTGATATATGATGTTATCAATATCAGTATCAAGCCATAGGGGGTCAATAGAGGTGCTAGGATCGTATACTTCACGTGCGTTGATAATAGTACTCACAGGGAAACTAAACCCGGCACCAGAGCCTCCTAATCGCGTATTAGAGGCACTTAATGTATCACCTACTAAGAATTCGAATCCCGGGTAAACTATCTGCACCGCTGACACTGCTGTGCCAGACACGGTGATATTAGCTAAAGCTGAGTTACCAGCACCACCAGTTAACGGTACGTTGGTATAACTACCATCGACATAACCAGTGCCACCAATTATGGTACCTGTAGCACCTATAGAACCATTAAGAGTGGATCCCCATTTTGATACACGTGGTTTTTTTAGATAAATGAGTGTTGCCTGACCTAGTGAGGTAGGGTAGAATTGTATGTACGCTGGCTTTAATTCTGGATCCCGGTATTCTGTATAGATAGGGAATTCAAAGTTTGGTGCATCATATGTACTTGATAGATTCTCGGCCAGCCTTTGAGGTTCTACTCTCATTATAGGGACCGGTTCAAATGGTGTGCATGGAGAGGCATAAAGCAACGCATCTACGTGAAGTAAGTTAGATGGAGATGGCCATTGTCCATTTACATCGATATTGATGACCAGTGGATCGGTCTTGAATGGAGACATTGAATCGCTGATACGCTCATTTGCCGCATAATTAGCGTACAATTGATTATAGTAGCGTATTTCAGCACGTGGGAACAAAAGGTTGAAGTCTTTGGATGATACAGTTCCAAGATAACCAGCCTTGTTAGCACGGTACTTAGTAAGTTCAAAAACTTCGTCGATAGTTGCCATTACTGGCAAATATCTCTAAAATATCAAAGCGTTTTTGGTGTGTGATAGCTGCATATCTAGTATAGCGATCCGCTGTGAAAGCATCTCATGTTCGGGTGTTCCAGAGAATTTATCCATACCCTCATTCATTATCTCGAAAGCCTTTATTTTATTGTTTACTATCATTGCCTGTTTCTGAAGATTTTTCAGGAATGAAGGGGATTCTTTTCTGGTTGATGTATCCTTCTTGGATATCTGTTGCCAGTCGATACCAAATTTAATTTGTCTTGTTGCTTTCATAATTTAAAAAACCCCGACTCTGGCAAAACAGAGACCGGGGTACTGATACGCGGGTTTGAAACGTCTTTATAAACTCTCTATGTGTGCATACAAAGATACAGCACCTTCGTGACGTGCAACAACTAAATTTGCAAATTGCTCTGCTGCATCACCTGACCGGAGATCGAAGTATGGTTGATTAGAACCAACTAACACCATCTTACCGGGTATAACGGCGGCTGATATGATATTCTCACGCATAGCTTTCAAGATAGTATACTTGATCTTGACTTTTGGATTGTTAAAGTTCTTGTTAAAGAAATCAGGGTGTTCCTTTACTCTGAAGATAAGCTCAGTGCGTATCCTCTCGGCATTCTCTTCTGGCTTGTCCGTGTCTATTCCGAAGTGTGCTGCCATAGGCACCATGTCTTCAAAACTCATTTCACGAACAGATTTTTCAGACTCGAATGCCAGATCGGCCATAGAACGTAGCACACGGCGTTCTTTGTCAAGATCTACCAGACGATATACTGGTGGCTTGATGTTAATAGGATTCTCACATCCCTCAAATTCATCCTGTATCATCAATGCATCAAGCAAAGCGTTGTTGGTGCCGGGTACGAATAATGAGCCATTTTTAAATTCTATGAAGTTTTTAGGATTCTCCAATTGTCTTTTACCGGGGATAGGATTAAGTTGTTCTTTCACCCAGATAGAATGATACCCGAACAAGTAACGCCAATTTTCTATCTCTCCGCTTTCTGGATTGATATTCTGGCCTTCGTTGGTCCATAGGAATATTGGTGGATACGGGTTGTCAACCAGTTCGCCAGTCTCGTAGTCACGTGGCTTGGCTGTAGTGTTTGATTCGCATAGTTGGAATTGATAGCGTTTTTTAGGGTCGTACTTGCTATTAGCGACCTTCTTAGCTGCCTTTGCTGGCGCTGCTTTTGTGGTTTCCATGATCTAATGACGTTGGTGGAATTACGTCGTGTCAAATGTAGATGTTTTATGATATGGTTTTTGGGTACTAAAAAAATAATTCTTAATAAAACAAAAAAGGTCGAACACTCGCTGTCCGACCTTTACGTCTATGAAAAATTTAAAACTATGGGCTTATTGACCTTGCATGATGAAGTACTGCTGAGCACCTCGTACGCGAATTCCCCAGTACCCAATAGTCGTGAATATTTTATTCGCGGTTGTACTGGTTGGAGTACTAGCGAACAGACCATTTTCAGCCATGTGCCATTTGTTGCCACCGAATGGTGTCTGGTACATAACCTCGAAACGAGGTACTGTCACAAAGGTGCGTTTACCATCACCATCAACACTCACACCCTGAGTTTTACCTTGAGGTATACCAAGCATAAAGCGATAACGTTGACCAAGACCAGCAGACGAGTACATAGTTTGCTCATCAAATAACTGGTAGTTGGTGAAGTTATACTTACGCTTGTAAATGGTAAGTGAGTTAAAGTCACGGTCAAGATCAACGCCACCACGGTTGCCAGCTTTGTTAGCGTAAACAATAGCGCCGTTGTTGATCTCGGTAAAGATTGAGTTCTGTTGCTCAACAGAGCTTTGGTTGTCAGCCAGAATGTCATATTCTTTTGGACAGCCAATAGAGCTAAGAGCACGTTCCAATTGTGCATAGGTGGTAGTTACACCCCAAGTGTTATAAGTACCGTTTACACCATTGGCTTGTACTTGGGTAATAACCCCGTTACAACCTTCCTCGGTGTAGCCTAAGTTGTTGGTTTGCACAGACTCCATGATTAAGAACTCGCGCTCTAAAAGAAGCGAAAGGTCATCATCTTGTTTTTGCTTGTAAGTGAAGCAGTATTCACCATTCACCATAAAGTCGATACGCTCTGCATCGGACAAGTCACCGATAGTAGTATCCTTACGAAGCTCTGTACAGTAGTTAGAGTACTTGTCGATATTGCGGATAACAGTATCGGTAAGGGTTGAGGCCTCACCCAAGTATTTCTGGCCACGATTCAAAAGTTCATCCCCTGCCAGTACGGATACAGCTTGTGTAGCCACTACCGGGGTAAGGGTAAAGGTGTGAGCATTCGGGGTTGATTTATTCACGTTAGATACACGGCCTTCTACACCAGTACGTGAATTGTAAAAAATAAGGCCGTTAGACAAAAGCGATTTTGTACCGCTTTGTGAGTAGCCACCAGATGCTACGGTTACGGTAATACCGGCTCCGGCTGCACCTGTTACTGCACCAGCAGCTTGCACGAAACCCATAAAGGAACCACGATTCTGGTACCACAGGGTTTGCTTATTTGGTGACTTCATAATGTTACCAGCAAGCTCATTCACTAATACATATGGAACAAAGTTCCTTGTCTCAGTAAACTTATTATATGGCGCTACAGTAACAATGTTCAGACCGCTGATAAGACCCGCTCTGGTTACAGAGGTATCCGTATACTGCGCTGGCGTTGCTAATGGGAGTGTTATTGGAGTTGCCATTTTAGTTTCTTTTTAAATTGTTTGATTTATTATTAAGCCCACACTAATTCCCCGGCATCCATTGGTTTAATAGGCACTGAGTTGGTCCTTGGTGCTTCTAGGTCAACATTTTTAATGTCTTCAGAGACAACCTTCTTGCTGCCATTCCGAAAACCGTCTGCATAAGCAGACTTAACGATATTACCTACATTTGCCAGGATCTCTTCATCCTTTGCTATCTGAAGTAGATCGAAAGATCCATCTTCTTTTTGCCAACCACGGCGTTTCATAAAGTCAGCACCATCCCATGTTTTCATAGCTTCGATCCTTTTGGCTTTATTCTCTGCTGTGATATTGAAGTCCACATTCTCGGGATGATCTTTATCTCCTACATCGAATTTAAACCCTTCGATCGCTGCTACTTGTGTCTCCGCCGCGTCAGACCAAGCTTTTTGGGCTGCTGCTACCTGTTCCGGTGTCGGTGCTTGCGGCTGAGTCATGGATTCAGCTTCTTTTATTTTAGGGAATTCTATGGTCTTTTGTAGTTCTTTTAACTCGATCCGTGCGTTACGTGCATCACGTTCTAAGCGGATCCTGTTTCTTTCGGCCTGTTTATTATGGGCCTCAGCTTCTTTATACTCTTCCGGGCTACTCTCCTTGTCTATCTCGTTAAGATCATATATTTCGATCTCATCTCCGTACTCTACCCTTATTTCCAACTCAATGTCATCTTTTGTCCATTGAGGGTTTTTAATGGCCAAATTCTCTTTTATCAAGTCAACGTGGCTCATTGTATCGTAATTCTTGCGTACCCCGGTCAGATAATCATATATCTTATCTAACTCACCTTTCTGAAAACTTTCAAAGAGTGACTTTGATCGTTCATCAGCGAACTCTGGGTACTTTTCGATTATCTTTTCGACTATCTTCTCAGTAACCTCTGGTTCTGTTTTTACTACTACAGGAGGGTCAACTTTCGCTGGTTCTGTCTTTTTGGGTTCTGTTTTAGGCTCTTCAGTTGGTGCTTGTTCTTTAGCAACCTCTTGTTCTTTTATCTGCTTACCTAACTCATTCATCTGAGCTATATAAGACTCGGATGGTACTCCTTTGGGTGCTTCTGCTGGTGCATCAAAACCCATATACCCTGTACTATTGCTAGTAGGTGTTTCTGTTGTTTTTACTTCTTCTGTTTCCATGATGAAATTATGGTTGTAAAATTATTTGTTTAAACAATTACTTTTTGGGTACTTATTCAGGCTACTGGCTGGCTTTGTTGCTGCTGTTGTGCCTGTGCTTCAGCTTGCGCTTGTTGCTGCTCTTGCTCTTGCTCCTGATTCATTTGGTGTACCATAAGTTGTGCCTCACTCTGGTCGACTATGCCGATACCATCATAGACCCATCCCGGTACATCTTTCCAAGTTTTACCCTCCTGAGATAGTATAGCTTTCGCAACATCGGCTTTTAGAATACCCACTGACTTAAGAATTTCAAGCTCTTTGTTATTCTTGTGTTCCAAGTCTGCAAGCTTGGCTTTATTACTGGTTTTAGCGTTATCTAATTCTATCTCCCCGGTAGCTTTTGCCTCGGCTGCTTTAACCTGTTGTTCGGTATTGGCCTTAGCATTCTCCATAGCCACCTTTTGCGCTTCTTTTGCCCTACGATTGATCCTAGCAGCTAAAAAGTAGGAAGCATAGGTAGAGTCTATTTTAGCACGGCTACGGACCTCTATTGCATCATCAAGCTTAATTTCTTTCTGTGCCAGTGCTGTCTCGATGTTTTTTTCCAAGAACATCTGATCTGCATCATCTATGATGACAGTCATCTGAATGTCAAATGATGTCTTATCGAAGTCGTCTTCAGCTTCTAGGCGGATATATTCTATCTTACCGTCACCAAGTGCCTTGCGATACCCATCGTAGTATTTGTTGTTCTTTTTCCCATAAACTAGAATATCCCAGCCTCTTAGTTGAACTAACCTAGCGGTGCGCTCTTTAATATTCAGCCAGCTATTATACAGGTAATTTGAAGCACTCTCTCCCAGTTGTTTCCCTTGTTTAACGACTTCCTGTGAAATGGCTTGGTTAGTAATAATCCCCTGACCGACTGTATTGTCTCCTGTGAATCTGAGTAAGTTATCATATTTGGCGTTCCATTGCTGCATAAGCTGTTCGAGCTTACCAGAGAATGGCACTTGGTCTGGAGTGATAGGTACATTCCTATCTGGCATTTTAGGGTCATCTTCTTTACGTTTATAATAACCTATACCTGTTTGTTTCTTTATTTTATATAACTGGAAAGGATTCAACATACCTTGCCCGTTACCTATATCAATATCTGAAGATGTGGAAACATCCACCCAGTAACCATCTGGCATAGCTTGTGCTACTATCTTCTGTTGTTGAAGATCGATAAGCTGCATCTCCTTGATAGTAGGGATAATGGTCTCCATGAATGGCTTGTTGACCATTTTCTCATTATTATACATATATACCGTATAAGAAGAGATGATCTCCTGAAGATTCTGTTGTGGTTTTACCATGTTTTTAGATAAACCCCACTCCAATATTATCTCTGTCTCGGCTATCATTACCCCGGTATATGATACATCATAAGTATTACTTACCATGATATTATCCGGGTTGGTGATATTTTTTACCCTGTCAAGAGTTTCTTTCCCATAACGATCGACCCCTTTTTTGTATTTTAGGTTATATAGTGTCTTTAGTTCTAACTCGACAACTTCTACAAAGAAACCATCATATGGTCTAGCTAGTGCGGTAGTGTAATTCCAATTCCACGAATAACTGAAGTCTGTAGGATTCCCATATTTACCAACGAATCGTACAGCTAGGTCGTATAATTTCTCTTCCCCACCCATTTGCTCGACACGTTTTGGATACTTGGCCCTTATCTCAGCTATTGTCATCAGGTATACTTCCCCCAGATACTGCCAATTCCTGAAGTCATCCCATTCAGAATAAGATGTTATCAAATTCTCTGGACGGATGAAACGGATCTTTATCCTCCCGTTAGAGTCGATATATGTTTTGGTGCCAGCGTACCCACAACATACCAGATCCGACATTATCCTCCGGCGGACCACACCATCAAAATCATTCTCATAGAAAACGATATTGATCAGTTCTTGCATCAGGACCTCTTCTCGTTCCTTGTAATTGTACCCAAATTCATTCTCGATCTCCTCTTCGGATTGTGGATCTTCATCATCGAAATGTTCTATCTGGGCACCAGCTACATCTTGTAACCCCTGTATCTTTTCACGGTTGTGTAGGTTGAATATCGCCTTATCGTGCGCATCTTTCTTTTTCTTGGTAGTGAATGGATCGACAGCGACACAGGAAACCTTTTCGTTACGCTGATTGTAGCGATCGAACATACGCATCAGGAAAGGAATAGCTATTGGAAGTGGTTCATAGATAAGCTGAATAACACTCTCTTCACCATCTAGATCAAGAATGTCTTTATATTCTTGCATGGGTTGGCGCCCCATAGCGAAAGCCCGGTTATAGTCAAAGCGTTGCTGGCGGCCCCATCTGGTTTCACCATCATAACCTTCATTCCAATTCGTGTAAGCGGCGTTCATAAACTGCCGACCGAACTCTTCGGTATCTTTCTCAGCATCTGGGCTAAGAATATTTGGCAGTAAGTTGGTTCCTGATATAGCCATACTGACACCAAAAATAGAGAATAGAATAAAGCGTTTTTTAGTAGTAGGTCTTACTCTTTTTTTGACGCATGAATTCTCTTGGTGTGACCTTGACTTTTTCTACCAACTTGTAAGCTTTGAGTGCTATAAGTGCATATCCCCAAGCCATACAAGCATCATAGTCGGTGCGATCATCAATATCGAATTTGACCATCTCTTTCAGTAGGCGTAGGAATTTTATCTTCTTTAAGTGGAATTTGGCGTGTTCTTTCATCTCGGTAAGGTGCTGCTCTTTATACTCCCCGGCACCACCTGTACCACCAGTTGTAGCTATGCCATACACCCAAGAATTGTTACTTCTACGGGTAGTTACTAGGTATCCTACAGGATTCTCGACATCATTTGGAGAGGCCAATCTATGACGTGTTGCGTAATCCTCCCAGTCTGTAGGTGCGCGTTCTGCCAGCATCTGGATGCCGTAATACTCCAATCCCCAGTATATTTCATCATGGAAGTCCTCTTTTATCTCTGGGCGACCAACATACATAGCTACCGGGTAAAATGAGTTATCCGGGTCTAGTACATCATATCGTTTACAGATAATAAGACAGGCATCAGAGCCTGGATCCACTGTATTCTTAGCATTAGCGAATGTATCAAGGCCAGCGGCGCCGTAGATGCAGTTAGATGGGCAGCGTATGCTATTTTTATACTCAGCCCGGTTAACATCTGTAGGGAATTCTATTATCCACCATTTACCGCGCTTGTCATCCTCGAATTTTACCTCACCACCTATCTTGACGAATCTACCCTGACGACCATATTCTTTCTGACCTTTTGCTTGTAATTCGGCTTCAATAGCAGCTATATGATCATTTAATTCATCTAGATTAAAGTTACAGCGGTTATTGGCGCCTTTGAATACTTCTTGCCACGTCCACGGGTTGTTACGGATCTCTTCAGCAAGATCCTCTGGGTCATCTTCAAGCATCTTACGGGTCTCAGCCTGAAATTGCTTTGCACCAACGTATGGGTCAGGACACTTTTCGTAGCACTCTTTTATAGGGTTCCAGTACTCGTTTTCCTTCAGGAACTTGATTTGTTCATGTGTTGGGTTTTCAATGATACTCTCACCGTATTTACCCACGTAACCCATATAGCCTTTATAGGCTGGTAGGAAAAACCTTTTTAGTTTCGTTTTAGTACGACCATATTTATCTTTCTTCCCGTTTATGTGATCCGAATCGAGGTATAATTCTCTAAAGTTATCCCCACCCCTGTCACCACGGTTAACTGTCGAGAATACCGATACATGGCCTAGAATATAGGCACCTTGCACCAGTGTATCTACTATCTTTCTAAAAAGTAATTTGACATTCTTAGGCCACCATTTTGCCGCTTCATCTATGGTCAAATGTCGCAAAGGACGACCATCATAAGAGTTTTCAGCAGTATCCAGCCAGTTGATACGGTTGTCTTTACCACGATCTGCTGTGACTTTTGCAGCGTTGGGTTTAGCTATCTTTATCTCTGTCTCGGTAGATTTTGCAACATCTGGCATCAGGAATTCTGGGAGGTTATCCAAACCATTCTTGACCATCAGGTACATCTCATAAGCATCAGTACCTGTTTTAGATACGATACCTGAGAGTGTTTTGCTTTCCAGTAGGGCTATCAAGAGCTTAATGGATGCTGACATAGATGACAGACCAACACGACGACCTTTAATGCCAATATCGCCCAGACACATCGGGTCTATCTCACATAACTCATAAAAGTAAAAGTATTCCAGTGAGGTGTCCTTGTAGGTAGGGTAAACACCCTGTAACACCTTGAACCACTGGTGAAAGAAGTAGCAGTATTTATTAAAGAATGTTGGAACACCGTTTATGTATATCCAGTCGCCTTTGTGCAAGCGTTCGACCTCTTCATCGAACCATTTCTTTTGCTCTGGTGTGGCACGACGCTGCCAACCTTGTGACCAATCCCACTGAAGATATTCTTCTCTTCGGTGCCATACTTGATCTCTTTTTGGTATGTGATAGCCCCGTATCTCAGTAAGTCTCGGGGAGAGTGGGGTTTTGTATATAAGACCCTGTACTTCTATTTCAAGTTGTACCGGCCTTACTGCTGGTGTTGCCATTGAGTTTATCTTTTACTTTTCGGCTTTGTGCCTCAAAGGGATTTTCCTCAACGTCTTCGTTTTCAGTATCTTGTGGTTTTGTTTTAACTTCAAACGGCATATCGAAAACACCCTTATCATAAAGTTCTAAATTAGGCATTTTCTCAATGATTTTTAGGGCACTATCCCAGTCCTTCGGGTTAATAGGTATATCCGGTGTCTCCCCCATTGCTATCTGTTCCATCTGATGCGCTTTCGCTAATATTATTTTGTCTAGGGCGCTTTTTAATTTTGATAGGGGTGAATCCAAATGTAACTCTGTCTTTAGCTGCTCGCTCATAATTCTTTTTGTTTAACCGGGTGATATTAGTGAAGTATTCTTTCTCGAACTCTTCCAGTAGCTTCTGCCCCATCAAAGTTATCAAATACCGGGAACCTTCCCTATATACCCAGCCGTTTTCTTTTAAGTGATTCAGGTCTTTATACACCGACCTAACTTCTGGATATAACCCCCACATGAGAACATCTTTAACAACAAAATAAGTGTAGAAGTCTATGACCATAAGCAACGCCAATGAACGGCGGGGAAAGTGATACTTTAGTTTAAAGGCGGTGTATTCGTGTAAAAAGAAAATGTTGTTATATATCTTGTACCGGGTGGCGTTAATCTTCTTGATTTTATTGGCAAGAAGAGTCGGTGCCATTTTCTTAGCTCTGGCTATCTTATCCCTGTAGTGGCGTTGGTGGGTGAAAAGTGGATTGCCTTTTTTCATTAGAATAGCTTACCCTGAGACATTATTTGCTCTAATTGTTTAATTGAATTTTTGTAGTATTCACGCAATCTATTGAATTATCATCGAAACGTTTTATCGTTTCCAAACAAGGTTCATTGTAAATTTTGTTAATTTCCATTGATTTTTCCTACTATTTCATGTTCCATTAATTTAATATACTCTTTCCCGTTATAGTTGAACGCATAGTTATTCTTGTCGATACTCAGAACAGTATCCCCGACGCTGTAATATTGATTATTAGGCGCAAGATGTGTGAGTTTAACCTTTAAGTTATCACGCTTGGCGGTAGATAAGATAATACCAGACGGAGTTATTTCTTCGTCATTTATGACCGCTTCGCCCAGATACAAGTCATCTAGTAGCTTAAATGAGCCGTCATCCAATATCTGGAACAATATAAAATCCGTGTCAATTAAATGGTGCCCATCTTCGGTCTTTTCAGCCCATTCCCAAGCCATATAATGCAAAAAGACCCAGTCTCCGGGTATATATGGCAGATTGACATTTGGATGGATTATGGCGG